GTTCTTTGGTGCTAATAATAGCAACATACATTGGACACAATATGGTAGTCCTAACAGCATATATCCTGCTTGGAGTACTGATAACAATACTTCATCTAATAATACTATTAATGAGGGTAGGTTTAGAATAGGTAGAGAACAATCTCACCAAGGTGGTAACTCTTTATCAACTATTAGATACCGATTACCTGCACATACATCTATGCGTTGGTGGATGCAAGCACACACATATGGTAGTGACACTGCTGACTGTGGATATATGAACGAGAATTTTTATGGTATCATTAATAATAATCCTTATGAAAATAATGGAAGTGGATACTGGACTGTAGTATGGGATGGTAATCCAAGTGGTAATTGGAATAATAATATGCGTAGTCTAGATCCAGGTAACTGGTGTTCAGGCAATAACTATCACTCTAATTCACAGTATAGAAGCTGGGGAAATGAGAGAGGAGTAGCATATAATTCATATATTATTCACGGTACGACTGATGCGTATAATGAATATAGAATTATGAATGAATGGGAGTTATGGCTCCACTAAATAGGTAAAGAGAACAAGTATCTTCTGAGTTAAATGGCACTCACAATTGATGTTGGTAAGATAAAAATCAAGTGGTTAGGCACGTACAATAGTGGTACTGCTTATGAACCTGATGATGCAGTTAGTTTCTATGATGGAGCAACCACGTCTGCATATATCTGTGTAGCTAACAGTACAGGGAACGACCCTGCAAACAATAACACACCACACGCAAGTTGGAATTACTTGGCACGTGGTACAGAGTCAGCTTCAGGTGGTAGTGCTGACGGACAAGTCCAGTATAAAACTGGCACAGGTTTTGGTGGAGAGACAGGGTTCTCATATGATGCTGCAACAGACACACTGACAGCACCTAATGCCACGATCACGGGTAATCTTACTGTACAAGGCACTCAGACCACAGTAAATACAACGAATACTACCATCTCAGATAATACTATTGTTCTCAACTCTGGTGAAACTGGTGCTGGTATTCAACACGCAGATGGTGACTCTGGTATTGAAATTGAAAGAGGTACTGAACTCAACGCTAAGTTCTCATTTAAAGAGACAGAAGATTACTTTACTGCTGAAATAGGATCCAACCCTGCTAGACTACACGTACCTTCATACTCAGAGAAGGTTCAGAGTGAAAGTATATCATCTGGTAGTGTACCAATCGACCTTACACAGGCCGCTATTTTTATGGTCACACTCACCGAGAACATTACTGGGTTTGCTGTAACTGGTGAGCAAGCAGCAGCATCAACTAGTTTTGTACTTGTTCTGACACAGGATGGTGTAGGTGGTAGGACTGTTGATCTAACTAACTTTGTAGGTCGTACAGTTAAATGGGCTGGTGGTGTTGTACCAACAGTATCTACTAACCCTAACGCTATCGATATTTTCCTATTCACTACCTTTACAGGTGGTACAATTTACCACGGATTTACATCTGGTCAAGAGTTCTAAACAATGGCATTATTCTCTGGAAAGATGATGGCCTCTGGTGCAGGAGGCAATTTCTATACATTACTAGAAGCTAAGCGTGCTACATTAAATGACGCTAGTTACCGTAAACCTACTGGAATGTTCGATGTAGCTACATCGAGTTCTGGTGAGGTTTATACTCTTAATGGAGAAAGAAACCCTTTAACTGGTTTATACAATGCAGTTATTGCTAAGATAGGATCCATTGGTGGTGTGTCGTGGCAATATACTATATCGTCAGCAAAGAACTGCTACCCTTGTGCACTCGGATGTAATACAGCAGATAATAGTGTATACATTGTAGTAATGGAGACCACTGATCTTAGTGGTGCAAACAATTATAACGGTAAGAGATCAGACGATTCAACTGCTGCTTGGCAAGATGGTACTAACGATGCGAGGTACCATTTCGTTAAGTTTAGTGCGTCAGGTACTAGAGTATGGGAGAATGAATATGTTAGTTCAAATGCTACCAGTTATCCATCTGCAATAAGCAAAGTAGAAGGAGGAAATACTGCACACACATATAGTAATGTATTCTTTAATAGAAGTCTATCACAAGCAGATGCAGCATTAATGGGTGCACCTGACCTTCAGTTGTTTAGAAATGTAGGTCATCCAGGTAGAAACCCAACAGATAATACTCCTTGGAATCACATAATTTCTACAAGACCTAACAATGAAACATTTGCTACTCTTGGTGTAGATTGTCAGGATATAAGATCACACGACGTATATTCATTAGATGGTCCTCACTTCGGTGGTAGACCACAGTCAACATCCAACATTGTAATGGATGTACCTAACTTGTGCTTCTACATACTGGTTGCTGCTAATGCTACTGGTACTGACTTCTCATTGTCTAAGAGCACAATGCATATCCTTAAGGTACCTTTTACTGGTGTCTCTATCAATGCTAGAGAGATAGTATATCCTGGTAGCTGGGATCAGAATGCTAAGATCACACTGGATAGTAGTGGACACCTATGTATACCTTGGACTAGTACAACTAAAGAGCGTAGATATCATAATTCAGCTGGTAGTGTAGGTGGTGCTGCTGGTAACCAGTGGTACTATATGTTCTGTGATACAGGAAATACTGCTAACCGTGACACTGAGAACTTAGGTGCTTACTTAAGGTATGATTTCAGTCAGTCAAATGACTTTGAACTAGTACGTTATGGTCAGTCAACTGAAGTTGTGGTACCTAAAGTATGTAAGGTAGAGAAAGAATGGGGTGCTGGTACAACCTATGAGTATGTTACCACTGCTGGACTATCACCTGCGTCAACATCTCAGATGGGTGGCACAGGTATGGGTAGAAGTAATAACTCAGAGTATGGAAAGTTTGGTAGATACCATAACTTTGTAGGACTCCAGAAAGTAACCAAGGCAACAGGTGCATTTGAATGGGTTCGTAACTTCTTTGCTATCCCTAATGACCTTGTTAAGATGGGAGGTGGAGAAGGTTCAGACACTAGTAGTCATAGAAGGAGTGTAGGACTACCACAGATATCAGTTTCTGATAGTAAGGTATTTGCCAATGGAATATATTATGTTGGCAATGTAGTGTATCAAACTCAAAAGATACCAACGAGTGCACCATATAGAAATCAGAATAGTTATATTGGATGGATAGCTAAGGTTAATTTTGATGGATCCATAGACTATATCAGAGAGGTTAGAAGTTTAGTAGATAATATTCTAGAGTATACTAATAATAATGCAGGAGAGTTCCCTCCATATTATTATAACTCAGAGCAGAATGGTGGTGTATTGTTAGATAGCATCAACTTCGATGCATTCAACAATATGATAGTCACTGCACGTCACGTTAGTGATAGTAATGTTGGATCATCTGGTCATTTTGTTGATAATATGGTATTGAAACTACCTCACAATGGTGACTTGATTGGACCAATTGAGGTAAGAGATCTATTCCCACCAGTAGGAACTACTGATCTTAGACTCAGGAGATTTACATACACTCCATCATCATTGATTAGATGTTGGGAAGAAATGTTATATGATAACAATGTAACTGCTAGTCAGTACACTGAGCCATATGGACTATTGAGACTATGTACTGGTTGGAACAACTATACAGGTCAGGAAGTAAATCCATCACAGATAGGTCCACAACAAAAGGATGCAACATATCAAGCAACAACTGGTATTAGTCCTCTTAGACTAGCCACGTTAGATAATGGTACATATACTGGTAGATTCTTATGGCAGACACCAACACAGAATCTACAGTTAGATACTACTAGCACTAGAGCGTGGGATAGAGCAGAGCGTCGTAGTTCTCAAGGTATATTCTTACAGACACTAGAAGAAACAACTGGTGTTAATAAAGTAATTGAACCTAAGGCATCTTGCCCTGCTTGGGTGTTTGTTGATCAGACAGTTAATACTGACAACGCACAAACAGACTTTGATGCTGCTAGCTACACTAAACTGATAGGTACTGGAGACCTAGAACCCTCAAGAATTAAGAAACAAGAGCATCCTAATGGTATTACTACTATATCACAGTATTGGGATGGAACAGGATTACGCAAACAGATTCTCAGCCGTCACGGTCCAACTGGTGGTGTTGAGACTAGAATATATGATACAGGGTATAACACATATCCTAAAGATGTGGTAACAGATGAGGTAGGTAACATATACACAGTTGGTTGGACTGCTGATACAACTGGTAGTAACAACTATGGTGTAGGTTATATCGTTTGTTATGATAAGAATCTATCATTCCAATGGGATTACAGATTTACTATCAATGATACAACATCACTAGTTGATGCAGTTGCTAACTCTCAGTTACACTGTGCAGCAGTCACAATGACTAGTGCCAACACTGCTAAACTATATGTTGGTGGACATTATACCTCAGTATCATCCACAGTACCAACACAACACGCAATAGTAACTGCTATTGCTTTGGACGTAGCTGGTAGTGGTGCATCTACATTAAACAACACATCATTTACTGGTGCTACTGTTGAGGTTGGTGGAGGTACATCAAACAACGCAATTGATGGTGTATTTGGTTTAGATGTTAAACAAACAGACTCAGATGATGGAAATAAATGTTACGTAGGATATGCAGGAGCACTCTATGACACGACAGGAGCTACTACTCGTGGAATGTATGGTATTATTGAATATAATGGTACTGTTCCTAATGTCACATACCAATCATCTAACTCTTCAGGATATATCATCGGTGATGATCTTAAATTAAGTTCGTTTAGTTTCAGAAAGGCAGTTGATGCATATCAGGATACAAATAAGTATTCTAGTCAATGGGGTCATACATTTGCAGTTGGTGGAGAAGAAACACAGTCAAGTAAAACTAATGCTGTAGTTCTTATTGCTTCACAGGAACAGAATAGAGGTTCATACACAGTAACAGCACATAATAGTGCTAACTATTGGAATCATCCATTCTCACAGACATCATTTGTTATCAACAACTCTCAAGGTGCTGATATAGTTAAAGATCTACGATGGGGATTCATTGAAGTTCCTGGTACAGATGCTGCATACTCTGATCTTGGTGGTAGTGTATACAACTATGGTGAACAGAGGTTCTTCCAACAAGGATGTTGGGAGGATAGACTATTTGTTCTCACCTCTATAACTAATCAGTTCTCACAACTTGATAGTTATATTGTTGAGGTCACATCAGGTCTATTAGGACACGATATTGGTAGTGGTGGTACACCATATAATAAAACACCTGACAAAGCTAATGTTACACGTATTGGTAAGATAAGCACATCAGGTATCACTGAACCTGCTGGTCTTGTTATCAATGGTCCTGAACACGGTACTATAATGACATCATCTACTGCTGCTAACAGTGGTACTCCTAATGATCGTCAGTGCTTGACAACGAAGATCCCACTGGATATGAGTAAGCAAGATGCTAGCTACAGAGAAGTAGGATCGCAGTATGTTTACTGGTCTAAACCAGATACATCGATGGCAATCATAGCTCGTGGTACATTTAATGTAGAGTTTACTACTATTGACTCTAATACATCATCATACCGTGATGGTACAAGATTCTGGTTTGCAGTAGACAGTGCTGTAACTGATCTAGGTGCTTGGACTGGATCTACTAATATGAATGATATTAGTGTTGCTGGTACATTCTCTATCGTAACTAAAGACCTACAACAGTTCAAACAGTCTTAAGATAATATAAAATTGAGGTTAGACCTCATAAATATGTGTTAAGATCAACACAACTACGCAGGAACCAATGGGAGCACATTCAAATCCATCATTACACACTCAGAATAGTACTGTTGACCTAACAGACCACCGTGATTTGGTGCTCAGTAGGGATGAGAGAGGATACCTTAAAGAAATGTTACACACCTACAGACATATGTTTGCAGAGGTGATGACAGCACAGAAATTCAATAGCTGTACTGATACAACAAAGAGACAGCAGTTCCACGAGTTGCAAAAGAATCTAGGAAGTGGTATACTTGAGAAGATCCGTAATGTTGAACGTTGAGAGACACAGTATTATTTGGTGATTGTAGAGATACACTCAGCACACTCAAAGCACAAATAACAACTGGTATTGCTGAGAGACCACGTATGTGTGTCACTTCTCCACCTTACTATGGTCTAAGAGACTATGGTGGTGAAGAGAATCAAATTGGTATGGAGCAGTCACCTGAAGAATTCGTACAAGAATTAGTAGATGTATTCAGTAAGGTACGTGATGTACTGACTGATGATGGTACACTATGGTTAAACATAGGTGATAGCTACTATAACTATCGTAGTGATGGTAATTACCCACAGCAATCAGTATCTAAGACTAGACAGGATTTACCACAGAGCACACCAGTAAGAGGTAATAAACTCAAAGGATATAAGAGTAAAGATCTAATTGGTATACCTTGGATGCTTGCATTTGCATTACGTGCTGATGGATGGTATCTAAGGCAGGATATTATATGGCATAAACCAAATCCAATGCCTGAGTCAGTCAAGGATAGGTGTACCAAGTCACACGAGTACATATTCCTATTAAGTAAGAGTAAACAGTATTTCTATGACAATGACGCAATTAAAGAACCAGTTAAGCAAGATTGGGGTACTAGAGATCGTACTAAAGGGAAGTATCATAATCCTGGCACTGGCCTATCCCCTCACACTGGTTTAACTAAATCATATACAAAGAAGAATAAACGCTCTGTCTGGTCAGTAAATAAGAAACCATACAAGGGTGCTCACTTCGCTACGTATCCACCTGAGTTGATCCGTCCTTGTATTCTAGCAGGTTCAGAGCGTGGTGACATTGTACTTGATCCATTTCTAGGAAGTGGCACAACAGCGATGGTAGCCAAGGATCTAGGTCGTTCGTACATAGGGTGTGAGTTGAACGAGGACTATGCCAGTTTACAAAGTGCACGTATTTCCACCATTCCCAACAAACTACCCTTATAATAGTATCACGTTCGCAAGTTTCGCACTTGACCACATCCTCAACTCGTCGTCGTACACGCAAGGCACCTGCTAAGAAGGCAGCACCAGCAGCATCTAAAGCAGTGTTAAATACTACACCAGTAGTAGAGGCACCTAAAGTGACCGAGACACCTAAAGTAAAACCACCAGCAGACATCACAAAATTACGTGGGTTTGACTTCGTGGTATTACCTCTGATATTCCTTGAGGCATTTATAGTGAACATTGTACAGAATGCTGGATTCAAAGTTCCAGACCGAGTAGCAGTTCAGTAAGTGTCACACAACCCCCTTCACAGGGGGTTTTTTAATGCTATAATGAATCTATTAATGAGGTATCAATGGAATTTCCTAAGGTCACAAGATACACAAGAGCACCAAGAGAAGGCAAGTATGTCATTTGTCCTCATTGTGAGGGTGCTATGAGAGTATTCAACTTCTCATTCTCTGCACTAGGTTGTATGTACTGTAACAGGATGGTTAATAAGTATGATTTAACTTGTGCCCCTGTGTTACAATGATAGTACCAATATTATTCTGGTCGTACGTTGCATTTGCAGCGTCTGTAGCTATCTACCTTAAAGTAACTGAATGAACTTTGAACGCTACGACATCTTTCCAACACCAGTATTTGAATTAGATGTGCCATCTGACTTATATGCTCAGTTGTTATCCCTCTGCAATGTTGTAGACTGGGATACTGCTGAGACATATGCAGGTGGTTCTTCTAGTTGCAATGTACTAAACTTTCCACAACAAGATGGTATACTATCATACTCTGACTTCACACCATTTCGTAAGTGGGCAGAGGACAGGCTAGAAGACATTAGTAATGGTATACCAGGTAATTACAGCAGTAATGTTAAGATAAATGCTGCTTGGATTAACAGATATAAGAAGGGTGACTATAATAGAGCACACAACCATCCGTGGTCATTGTACAGTGGTGTTGTGTTCCTGACAGGGAACTCAGGTAATATGGTATTCATAAAACCTAACCCATACAATGAAGAGGTCTTAAAGATCAGTAATGTGCACGATACTGTACCATTTCAGTCACAAGGTGGTAAAATGGTCGTGTTTCCCTCGACTCTCAAGCACTTTGTGACTGAGAATCAGAATGAAACAATTCGTTATACTCTAGCATTTAATGCTATGCCTGACAAGGTGGATGATGGACACACTGTCCAGTTTAAAAACTGTCACACAGATGGTTGAGTCGGTACCGATAAGGACTATAATAGGTACATAACACACACAGGAGTTTAAATGAGTCTTGAATCTGTATCTGCATCTCACGAGATCACAGTTGATGAGTTCGTCTCTGGTAAGGTTACTCCATTGAGTATGGAAGACAGAGTGTACGAATGGACTCAGAAACTCGTTGAGTGCTTACAAGCAAACTATGACCAAAATGGTTATTGTGACACTAAGTTTGAGATCCGTAGAGGACGTAAGTTCCTTAAGATCGTGATGATTAACAATCAAGAGTCTGTTCACGCATTTATTGACAAGAAGACTGGTGAGGTATACAAACCAGCATCTTGGAACAAAGCAGCACAGCACGTTAGATATGATCTACGCATCATTAACTCACGTATGGAGTGTTATGCACGTGCTGACTGGGCAGGTGGCTATCTTTATATGAGGTAACCATCTATGCACGCTCTAATTGTCCTTTTTTCGTGCATTTTAATTTGCACGATCGTCCTAATCTACACTCTTTACAAATGGAATCCTCATTAAATCAGTTAATTTCCGACCTTTCATACAGTATAGATACACTTGGTATGAAAGACGAGCATATGGAAGAGTTCTTCTCCATATGTGACAAGTATCAGACAACTCCAGAGTATTTTGCAGAGGAGTTTATGTGTATGTCAATAAGTAGAGATCAAGGTGCTGTACACGATGATGACTACTTAGAACTCGATGCGTTCAACGCATACCACGGCATTTACTTCGAGGAAGTTGAATGAAGTTTCACATAGGGGATCACGTGAAGTGTGGTGATGATGAAGGATTCATCACATTTGTGGGTGACCCCTATTTTACTCTCTGTGTACGTCAGTGGGAAGATCCCAACTCTATGCACGGATTTCGTCAATGTAATGTATTAATCTATCGAAATGACTGGACTAAATGTACCATCACACGCAGAAATGATTCATCTTCAACTGCAAGCGATGTTGAGGGAACATAGTTTCCCACCTAATGAACTGTTCTATCTTGGTGAAGAAACAGTTGAAGGTATTAAAGACCATTATTATCTCATAGGAGGACTACACACTGTACCTGCTAGAGATATACACGACCTTGAGGGCATTGAAACAGATGACTAAGTACACACCACAAGAAGCACGCAAGAAGTATGAGGAATGCTTCAAAGGATTGTATGATGTGTGTATAGATCAGGGGTGGGGTGACCCATTCTCTTATGCTAGGTCACGTGAAATACATATGGCTATTGCACTAGATCACGATGTGGCAGACACATATAGTGGTGCAGATGCATATGATAAGGGTGAACCAGTAGAATACAAGTCAACAATAGGTAAAGACATCAACGCTACGTACAATGGTATCAGTGTTAAGGATACGTGGGAGGAGCAAGATCAGTATTTAAGAGAAGAAAAGCTCTTGAAATATGATGATCATTACTATGCACGCTATGAACACGGAGATATAGTAGAGTTGTGGCACCTTAAAGGTCAACAAGTATACGATTATCTACGTCCTAGACTGGAACAGAAGTATGATAGACTCAAGAAGAGAGCTAAGCAACCCGCAGATCCCCGCTTAGGTGATAATATATGTGCATCATACATCAGAAAGTGCGGAAAAGCGATCAAGTGAACCACATTACAAACTGTCACAAGCCCCCCTTTACAGGGGGTTTTTTAATGCTATACTACTAGAGTAGTCAAGGGAATTCAACCCAATGCAAATTCGTAACTCTTCTGGTCAGCAAGCAGATTATTATCCTGTACGCTTACCTTTTGGTGAGGTATCATACCGTTACTTGCTAGAGGTTCTATCTCTTAATGGACGGACGGTGAACAAAAGGTTCATCAACACTAACGAGTTGGACAGTGAAGTTCAAGAGCGAGTCAACTTCGGTTGGGACGTGACTGATTTCAACACTATTCCTCAGTTAGGAAATCCTGTTCTAGGGGCTGCATAGCCCCAAAATACTGTATATACTTACAGTAGTTGTACAAAATTCAGTGAAACTTCTTAAAGTGCTGCTTAATCAATCCGAAATCGCTGTTCTTACCGATGCCTTACAACACCTCAGCTCAAGCCAACAATTCACCTCAGAAAAACACAGTGGAGTCAAATGTGGTGATCTCTACTCCAAACTTGAGAGAGCTGCCCACCGTCTTAACGATGGATGGTGCGACTCAGAGATATGAACATCTACGTCAAGTAGTTGAAGAATATCTCAGTGGTGGATCATCTGATGTTGAATCGGATGTTAAGCACGCACTTTATGAACTTCAGGATTTTCACAAGACACAATTACATCGTGTCGATGATCTAATTGGACGTTTGCATCAACAACAACATACTTACGAGTATCCTGTTCGTGATGTAGGCAGTAGTCAAGAAGATTGGGAGGATTTCTGGGTAAATGATTATCCAGAAGTTGAACCGCTTGAACATACTAGTGAGGGGTGCTAATGGCAGCAAAGAAGAAGAAATGGGAAGTCAATGTACTAGCTAAGATTGACCATAAATTACAATGGAGTAAGTTTGAACATAGTTGTGTGGATCCTGCTACCGCAGTTAAATCAGCATACTCAAAGTATCCAGACTTAACAACCATTTTAATTAACCTATCAACTGAACCATTTACAGGATGAAAGATCAGCGAACCTTAGACGATTCACCCACATCATATGAGAAGTGGGATCGTGCTAAATCAATAGTACTTGAATCATTACACAAACCTGACCCTGCATTACGCTCTTGTGCACATAATCAACAATGTTATGATGATGTGCTGCAAATACGAGAGCAAGTAATAGAGTTAGTCAGTCGAATGATTAATCCAAGGAAGTTTATAGAGGACTAGAAATAGTCCTCTTTTTAATGGTTAAAACTTCTTATAATATTTTACAATCTGTTCACTAGGTGCAATACATTCTACTTCATCACGTCCTTGTGTCTCTTCATCAATACGTGGTAGTCTACTAGCCCACGTTGTAGCAATATACTTCTTACATCCTAGTGGTGGATTACCACGGTGCATATGTGTGTAGGATGCTGGAAATATAATTGTAGTGCCCTTCTTTGGTGCAATTCTAATACCTTGATACAAGAACTCAGTTTCACCACCAGCAGGTACATCATTTAAGTATGTAATGAATACAAACTCACGTAGACCAACAAAGAAACCACTATTATCATAGTGCCATCCGTGAAATCCCTCGGATGGATTTGTCATTTGTACCTTAGCAGCACTCATCCAGAAATCATTTGCACCTAACTGACTAAACTCTTCAATATAATACTGTGATGCAAGTTTAGACCAACCAGTCAACATAGTATTGCGTAGGTTGGGTGATGTACCCTCAGTAAGAAAGAAGAAGAAGTCTTTACGATTAAATTCACCAGCACCACCACCTTGAGCAGCCATCTCAGGTGTCTTTTCATTTGCATCCTTACGCTCCTTGAGATTATTAGCATAACCCATTAACATATCACAGAAGTTATCAGGTGCGTGATTAGGATACTCACGAATGAATGTTTCAATTCCACCTTCAGTGAAATGTTTAATCACCTCACGTCGTTGACCTCGTTCATTAGGATCACAGAACTCACGAATCTCCTGCTTGTTAGCACGGTTCTTCATTACATTGGGATCTAATTGCTTGTCAATGTCCATCTTGTACTCCTCCCATAAAAATAAACTCCTTGGCTGCAGTGTGTGATTTAAACTCCTTTATTATACCACTATCTGTACGAACATACCACTTACCACGTCGCTCTGTTATTAAATGAGCAAACATAGCATTCTCGTAGTCCTCTAGTGACACATTGTCACAGTTTTTACATCCCATTGTACTGTAGTTTAATATTACCTGATATTGTTGTACCTTCATTGCCATTGTTCACGTGATGTGCAATGAATGAAGGGAACACGACCATAGAACCAGCACTCAATTTAATATTATGAATACAGGGCATAGATTTACTTACACCCATATGATTCTGTATTAATAGCCACGCTGGATTATATAACACAGTTTTACTATCAACTGTCTCATATATTATGAATGACCATTGTGACTGTGCGTGGATATGATAGCCCTGATAATCAGTAGCTACGTATCTATTACGCCAGATGTCAGTGAACTGTAAATTGATGTAAGGATCATACTCCAATAGAAATGGAGAGATAATACCATACAAATAATTGTAGGTGGACTCAGGACACTGTTGTTTACCATAAGTCCAGTTCACTTCACCATTATAATACTCATCACCATCACCAAGAGAGACCTGATTCAGATCCACCTCAGTCTCTAGTATGGGTATTGAAAATAAATGTGATACTGACATAGAATATAGTATAGCATTAAAAAACCCCTCTGTCGAGGGGTTCTGTGGGCGGTATGTTAACTGGACTATGCTTATTGTAGTAACCGACTGCAACGTCTTGCAGTATACGTATCATCACCAGCATCAATTATACACTCGTAGTAGTTGTTGAGGTAATTGTCCACTTCGTAGACAGACTCAGTTGATTCTTTCCAATCTGCTAATTGATTACTGCTGATGACGTTGTGATTTAACATAAATGTTTAACCTCTAATGGAATGATCCTCATAACAAGGAAGTTTGGGTTCATCTGACCTCGCTCATTCTACTACTATTTATGTCCTGGATCCCTGTTACAGACAATACTCTTAGCCATCTGTAAACGAGTATTTATACCGAGGTTTACACATCACCACCCGTATGGTATAATAACTTATCGTCTCAAATATTATGACATCTAATGATCACCAGATAAAGACTCAGTGGTATTATTGGTTTTGGGCTGTGTGTGCGGTTGCGGTCGTCGGCGGTCAGGTCTATGTTGGTAGTGGCTACCGTCATATGGCACAAGAACTAATGAACACATTCCAAACATCTTGCCAACGCACTGGTCCTAAACTAATGCCAGTCCAACGCCCATAAATCATTACACACCTTTGGTATAAAACAATGAAAGAAACTGAATCATACGAACAGTTGCTACAACGTTTCACGAAGAGAGTGACACAACTGGAAATGAGACAAGTGGAACTGGAAGAAGCACATCTAGAGTATGTGAAACTAGACAGAGAACTTGATCGCCTTGAAGGGAGTGTACAAGCAGTTGAGTATCTTGCCTTTGGTAAGATGCCTGGTGATGGTAACCACGATGGATTTAAAGCACATAAACCAAAGCCCCAACAGATCAATGATCTTGGATCACTGGACTGATGTTACCAATACCTATATTTGAATTAGTAACACTCATCCTAGCATTGTTGTGGTTGTGGACACTGCTAGGTATACTACCAACCAAAAACATTGTATCATTTAAAGAGGACGATGACAAGGATTAAATTACTACTACTAGCCCCCTTGTTAGTAGGATGTACTAATGCAGGTATGGGTAGTATCAACTGGAGTAATCCAGGAGTAGCAGACACATATACTTGTGAAGAAGTAACAGATCCAGCATCATATTGTGCAACAGGTGAACATCCTAACCTATGTGACTGCTAATGGCAATGAATGAACAAACTAAACTGTACTTTGCAATGGAACACATCCTTCATTTGGGTGATTTGTTTGAAGGTAATGAGTACCAACAGTACTTAGAGGGACATCTTGCTTCAATCAGGTATGAGGTAGAGAGACAGACCAAATTGGTAGAAGATAGGAAGGGCATCCGCACGTAGCTCTCACTGATATGACTCAGAGTTTTCCACAGGGTTGTGGATAACTTGTGGAAAACCTGTGGAAAACTACGTCAATTAATAAATGTTAAATAAACCATAGTAGGGTGTTCTATACCTTGGTTAAGGTTGAGGGATTTGGGGGTCTTAGCCCGCAGTCTAGCATTTGTCAACCAAAAACCTCAGAAACTTCAAAAAGTGTAACAATTCGGAAATTACGAAACTCAAAAAGTTAAAAAGTTGACTTTTTAAGAATAATAAGTTATAATAGAATTAAATAATTACTAAAATGCCCGAATTAACCAGTTTAGTAGGTTACACAGAAGTGCCATCCAGTGCAATTGAGTATTTGGAGTTAGATTTTGACCATAATTATGTTAAAATTACATACAAATCTAACCTAAATGTCCAATATTCTTACAAATGTGAAGATTTAGAGGAATTTCAATCATCATTTATGGAACTCAGTGGTAGATTAGAGGCTGAGCAAGACAGAAACGAAGAGGAGGAGCTGGTAGAAGATGTAAGTACCACTATAGAGAGGGAAGATGCATCTATTGGTAAGTTTATTAACGAACGTATCCAGTCTGGTAATCTGAAGGTTGAATCTAGACTAGAACAAAACGAGCATATGCTCAATAGGGGTTGGGACGCTTTCCAAGGTAGCACAATGCCCGAAGGTGCCGTGGTCCTGGGTGAGGATGATATCAATTTTTCACAGCCAGTGGAAACCAGTTCACAAAGTGGCACAAACACGTTCGACATCGATGCTGGAGGGACTATAATAGAAGAGTCAACACCACCAGACCTACCAATTCCATATGAGAAAGATTGATGCTCAACTTCTATCTGCAATCCAGTACGGCACATCATTTGCCAAGGGTAACAGATCAGTAATACACACTGACGAAGGAGTAGAGGTAAGATTCCACGGGCACCACATTGCAACAATTGCAAAGGGAAGGTCCAACGTTTCAATCAACAACTGTGGGTACTGGACCAACACCACTAAGCAAATCTTAAATGAGATCTTACGTGATGTGCTTGGCTACGGTTTATTCCAAAGGCAGTTTGATTGGTTCGTAAGCACACCCCAGGGAGATGTTGAGTACTTAGGAGCTTGGCAAGAGTTCGCCTAAATACCATCAGCATTGGTTTCTTTTATATGTCAGGTCTAAGGAATTTTATTAGTATACCTCACATCGAGGTTGCACCTTCTGAAACTACACGTTACAGAATTACCTTAGACCTGACATTGGAAGACGACCCAACCCAGTGGGACTGGGAAGATTTACTAGAAATTGAAAAACCTGAAAACGTCGAAATTGTCGGTTTTGAGGAATTAAATTAAATCAATTTCTATTAAGTCTTCCTTTTAAGTTTAATAACATTAATAGGGTATGCTGTAGAGTATACAAACTAAAATGACTCACACTAAAAAAGACTTAGTTAAGAAATTAGTAGCTACCAGGATGGCTAAACTAGTAGAGAGTACACCTGGAATAGACTATCAAAAGGTATTAGATAATCTATACAATGAGTTTGGAAGTAAGACAGTAGAGGATATAGTATTATACTACAACACCACAGCCCCATCGGGGAGTGAGAAGGTGACAGTTGAACAAGTGTCTGATTTGATCTGACATTGGTATCAGATCTGTTATAATAGATATGTCCACAAAGGAGAATCTATGCCAAATTGGTGTCAAAACAGAGTTTCTTTCTATTCTGAGGATACATCAGCATTAGAGAAACTACTCAATATATTTCAATCTGACGAACCATTCAACTCAATAGTTCCGTCACCCGATTGGAAGACTACACCAAATGACAAAGGTGAACTCCCAGTATTAAGAGAGATGAAATCTCCTAAGACTGGCGAAGTATTTTATCGCACTTATGACTTTCCAGATGGTACGAATGATGATCGTTGGTACGATTGGAATATCCAGAACTGGGGTACTAAGTGGGAAGTAAGTCAAGTAGAATGTGATCATTGGGACGACAACTCATTTGAATGTGAGTTTGAAACTGCGTGGTCACCACCTGAGGGAATATTCTACGCATTGCGTCAACTATTTCCTGATGTTGATGTCACGTGGTTCTATGACGAACCTGGAATGATGGTTGCTGGATACCTAGGACAATGAAATCATTTCTAATCGAGTGTGCAGAGATTAACTACTTCACAATAGAAGTAGATGCTGAGTCCGAGGATCAGGCAATCGAGAAGGCACGTGCAGACATTAATTCATTTGATGTCATAGACGAGTACGTCTCAGAGTGGGATGTTAACACGATCCGAGAGTTAGATGCTGGTGGCTGTGCCATTGGTTAAACTGTCACCCACCCCCTACTCAGGGGGTTTTTTATTGCTATAATGAATATGTTGAGGGAAAGTTTAGACGCTAGGCAGGGGTGAGCAACAATTCAGATGCCGAATGCGTGCACGCTGTGGAAAACTGCTCTTTATGTTTGGAGACCTCTAGTACTCATTGCGAGTTTTGAAGTCGCTGCCCTCAACATCCATTTTATAGGAGAGTCTATGTCATTTTTCAAGCACGTTCAACTTCACGAGTACGACATCACCGACAAAGGTATTAGTCAAGCGTGTTATGATGAAATGAAGCGTGACGGGTACATCCTACCAGAGGATGAACTCAGAGTCCTAGCAGATTACAAGCGTGAGCAGTTCAAAGAGTATATGCGTCCACTGTTCGCATAAATTCAGGCTGCCAACCAGTTCAAGAACTGGCACACACTGACCCCATTCTGACGGATGGGGTCTTATAATTTGTATATGACACACAGAAATCTACCACTCACCGAGGCAACTGAAACCGCATTGGTTGACGCACTCGTAATGCTCCGTGACCTCGGTTGCCCTGATCACATTGATGAGGAGGCATTTGACGAACTCTGTGACAGAGTTTTTGAACCTACACCTTGGGATTACAACTGATGTACGGCGATCTCTATCCTCAGCATTTCTATGCTTCATTCATCAGAGCGAACGGGTACGATCTCAAGACAGATAAACCCAAACCCGAACCAGTTAAGGAAGTGCCACAATGGTACTTGAAAAGATACCCTGATTCGAGTTATGATGATTACATCAACGAACTTCACGAGTATTTAAACGGACTATGAGCGTATTACACCACGAAGACATTTTAGAGGATTGCTACTGTGAGATCCTCGAAGAGTTTAGAACTGATCTACTCTTTATGTCTCAAGAACAGATAGACAAAATGGTCTATCAAAGATTCGAGGATAAGTGCCAGTGAGCACTATCCTCTTTTTTATTCACTTCTTTACTGTTATTATGCCCGAAGCGAACGACTGCACATTTGATGCACTAGTCGAGAACTATACAGACATCGTTCTTGATCGGATGGACAACAAAGATCTAGAACAATATGTGTGGGATAGTCTCACGGACTACTATGAGAAAATGACTGAGCACGAACTCATAGAACATATAAATGAAATGGAAGACCCAGAAACCGCAGATGATATTATAGGGTCTTGTTATGGTACGAATCCACCCGACTGTTTCATTGTAGGACGGGATGACGTACCCAAAGTGACAGCTAGTGCCAGTCCACAAACTGACTACTCACGCATCCCATCACGCTATTGAGTGGTTATAATAAAAGAGTAAAGCAAACAACTCTTTTATGATCCGACTTGAACTGATGATGGGACTGGACATCCCCGATGCTGGTACAGTCACAGACGCAATGTTTGATGATTTTATCCGCACCGAGATTGCACCACATCTTGACTATGCTACAATTATTGACGGTGTTGGTCTTTGGAAAGGCACCCGTGAAGATTGTAAAATCTTAGTCATTATGGCAGCAGAGTCTGACCAATCAAATCTTGAATCAGTTCTTAGATCAATCGGCAAGGCATATGCTCAGGCATTCCGTCAAGACTCGGTTGGTTTAGTTTGCACACCCAATGTTCCTATGGAGTTAATTAAGTGAACGAATTCGACACAAACGCAGTTGATGATTTGATCCGAGACTCTCTCGGATCAGATGAGAATCTTGAAATCTATCTTGCCGACGTGCCAGAAGATGAAAAGGTAATTGCCCAACTTATGAAAGAGGTTCTGTGAATGATCCGAATCGCAAACCTCTTTCTAAAACCATTCAATCGCAAACTCGTTCTATTTCATCACAAATGACTCAAGAGACTTACGACCTACTTTGCAATGATCCTTACATCAAGTATTATTTCACAGTAGAGACCAATCAACAAGTAGCTAAGACAGTTTAAGAACTGTCACTATACACCCCCATTCTTAGGAGTGGGGGTTTATAATTTAAGTATGAACAAAAACATCTTCATCACAAACGAAGCAGCACGCAAAGACCCCGTTGTCGTTGCTGCTATGAAATCCATCCTACGTCAGATGGAAATCGAAACAATGAGGGATGCAACTGTGCAACCCCACACCCGTGAAGTCTCACCCGTCAATTTCTTACAAGATGTGATGGACGACCTCGGAGATCCAGTTCTAAGAAATCGTGAGCGTGATGAGTATTACGCTAACGGTTGGGCAGATTCTCACAACGGAGTTTGGCAATGAGAATCGTATTAGTCCTCGGAGTATTAGCATTTGGTGCCGTCATTGGCACCAACCTAATCAACTCAGTTGATCAGATCCAACAAGACAAGATGGATCAGATTTGTCAAATCGACCCTAGCTATTGCCAATGACTTTTAAAGACAAGCGTTGGGGATCTTATAAGAAGTGGGAGGACCACTCCTACATCTATTTTGATAAGATCGCCAGAGGTCTAATGATCTTTAGACCCAAACCCGAACCAGTCCTACTATCCAAACTACCAATCATTGCTTATGAACACTTCAATTAGATTCTGGACACCCCAAGACCAGAAGTGCAGGTATATGAGTTTCTCAACCTATGCACTCGCCGTCCAAATGATTGAAGAGTTTATGAAGATCGGAGTCAAGGCAGAGATCAAACTCTACTAAGGACAGCACCCCTCTAGGACAGTTAACCTAGGGGGGATTTTTATATGAGAATTCGGCAATGCTAATCTATAACGAACCGATCTAGCGAGATAAATATTTTTTTGAGAAAAAATTTCTCTTCTTAGAAAATTTTCTATTATGGCTAACAAGAAACCTTTTTGGACTGTATCCCGTGTACACGAGGGTAGCAAATTATCTTCGGGTGTGATATACTGGAGAAAAGACAGTATCTGGACAAGCACCGTCGAGGACGCTCATAAATTCCGTTCCACGTCTACTGCTGAGAAAGAACTCGATAACCTTAAACTAAGTAACCCCGATGCCAGAGTCGAAAAAATCACCCCAAGAGGATAATACCAAATGGATGGAGAGTGTAGTCAATGAAACTGTAATTCGCTCAGACAATAAGATTCTCGAAGATAAGATCGATAAGTTACAGAAGGAAGTGGATGCACTCAAAGCAAGACCTATTGCAAAGATTATGTACCGCCCACCAGGACATACGAAGCACTTACAACTTGCTGAGTACTTAGATGACCTTGAAAATAGGTTAAATACAATAGAGCTAAGAATAGAACTTGACGTGTAATTTTCAAGCAGGTTTATCCATTACTAGTCCATATGGTAGTAACTTTACCTATGATGCGACTGGACAGGATCCTGATGACAATTTGTTGGGAGGTAATGATGATGAGAATTATTTTGAATATGTCTTTACGTTAAACACTGTCACTTGTGGTGATGATGGTAGTTGTGATACGATGACACCATCCAGTATAAGGGTTACTGGTACCGAGCAATATTTTACGTTATGGATATGCGATAGCACGACTGAACGTATATCAGTGCGAAACAGCAGTGGGCAGTTTAAGGTAGGTGAGACGATCACAGCACCTAATGGTGCTACTGGCACTGTAAAGGAATGGCATAACTTCCGAGAGGTCAATGGTTTAGATATTATAGAGTTAGACAATCCCTCTGGTAACTTTCCGAGTGAGACTGTAACAGGGTCTGAATCGGGCGTGACCGCCGACTGTGTTGCAGGATGGTTCGATAGTCCTGGTAGTACGTTAGTAGGAGGGGTAGCAGTAACTACAGAACCTGTGATAGCTACGTTATCTGGGTTCTATGCCTACCCGAAGAAGGTATCATATACAAAGTACCTCAGTCCGAAGTGCGATACTCTTGTGGACGTGTGCGGACCGATTGCCGAGACGCACGACGAGACAAAGGGATGGATGGAGATGTTTGAAGATGGTCCTGATACCTGTGACTTCAAACAAATTAATAAACAGAATAGAGAACTACTACAGGATGAATGGGGAAAGACCACTACTGCTTGTAGTAGAGAGAGCACGTGGCCGATTAATGCTGATACAGGTATATACGTTGCAGTACCATTACTAGGAGAAGATGAGAATGGTAAACCCTTAGGAATGCAAGAGTATATTCATCCTGGTTTACAGGAGACTATGCAGAAGAGTCTAGACAATTATAATAAGCAAATGTTGAGTATGTGTGATAGTGGGGGTGTCACAGATATGCAGCAGTGGGTACAACTAGAACAATCACTTACAGATCCAGTAAACCTAGAGTTCCAAGCAGATTATATCATCGATGGTGCCCAACAAACCTATGTTAACCAGATGGATGCTAACCTGAACAATACTTCAGGTAATAGTGCTGAGTTCTGGAGGGAGGTAAGGACATATAACTGCGAATTTAATGATCTAGTTGATGGGGCTATAGCAGCAGAGGAGCACGCTATGGCAATAGAGGCGAATCAACAGACGATAGTACCTCAAAACTGGTATACAGAGAAGATGCAAGAGTGGTCTACCTCTTCTTTTAGGGGAGTACCCTCTGCTGGACCTAGAATTAAGTGGAATATCTTTGAATATGTCCCTCATAGTAGAGGAAGACAGGAATTTCCTTACACTATAGTGGGTGGATGGTACTGTTCTGACCTATTAGGTACTAATGTAGGTACTACAGATACCTTTACATACAATATTAACCTTGAAATCAACTCAAATTGGTCTACTTATAGGGATTTACTAGCAGAAGCAGTGGAAAGACAAGGTAATCCTTATGATGATGTCCTCATTGCACAGATAAAAGCGTTTGTTGACCCCTCTCATAGTACTATTACACTGTTCGATTACGATATTGCGAACTTCCCTGAGTATGGATACCTAGAATTGAACAACTATGAGTATGCTGGACAAGGAATAAGTGCCATTACAGCACTAGATCCTGGTTTAGGGTATATGAATACACCTACTGTTACCTTTAGTGACCCTGATTTACCTGGTGGTACAGTAGCTACAGCAGAGGCAGTGGTGACAGGAGGACGTATATACGGTTATAAGCTCCTTAATGGAGGTAGTGGTTACATACAAAGCCCAACGATTAGTATCTCTGCACCCAATCCTGACCTCAGTGCGGTAGCTGATGTGGTTACAGGGAGCAGTTATATGATCAATATCGATATGGAAGCGTACCCATTACTCTTTATGGGAGTAAGAGTGCAAGATGATCTAGGTCAAATGGACATAAGGGGTGTTAAAAGGAGTATACCTGGTGTAGAATTCCAGTGTACTGCGGATGGTACGAACGTACTAGTAGTAAATACGGTGTATATTGAGTCGAATCAGGAAGCAAATGACATTGACCTAGACGATATACAAGCTGGTATGATCATTGAAGGGTTTGATGACCCTACAATTTACGTACAACAGGTTACTTTAGCGGGTGCACTCATCCAAGTAAGTCAAAATATAGCTGCTGGTGTGTATCGAGTGAACACAAAGACCGCAATTCAGATGGATGCTTCCTCAAATACGACACTTACTGGTGTAGATTTCACTTTTACCGCCCCTCAAGTGTCAAATGCGACCGCATATACCCGTTTATTCCTCCAATCGGAGACTGGTAGCTCCTTTACATACGAAAATTCACGTGAAATTGCTCATTTTGACGGAAAAACGCAAAATGAAGACGGAAGTGTCACTCTAAATAACCTATTAAGGACTAGAAAGCAGACGGAAGGCAAACAACACCTCCGCAATGACCATACTTTCTTACATATTTACATATAATGTCAGCTTTTGGACTAACAACAGGCGTTTGTACGGGTCACGGGTGCTGGCCACCCCAAGGATACGCCCCTTCACCCGTTACAACTGTCAAAGTAACTAAAATTGCACCTCTTGTAAGCACACAAATAAGAAATGTGCACTGCAAACCGTGTGGAAAGAACCCTGCGTGCCATCCAGGCACTGTTTCAGTGGGTTGTGCTACAGTTGATTGCGGAGTAGGTGCTCCTTCTGTACCACTTCCTGTCGCTAAGACAGGTAATGCGGAGACAGATGCGGTATTAGCGAAGATTGGACCTAAGATATGTCCTACAGGATTCCCTCCTGCAAAAATTGGAACAAGTATCAGTTGCGGATCAAAGGTTGCGGTAGGTGCCCCTAATGTGCTATTATGTACGGGAGGCAGTTCGATCTCTAAACTTGCTGCTCTCGCTGCTGCAATGGCAGCTCTGGGTTCGTTCCCTATACTATCAATTCCTTCTATTGGAGGAGGTGGTGGTTCAGGGTCACAATCTCCAGGTGATAACTCTGTAACCGATTGCTCTAACTAATGGCACTTTACAACAACTCGACTAAAAAAGAAGCAACTCCCAAAAAAACTCGTCAAGGTATGGGTGCACATTCTAAGTACTCTGCTACTTCTAGGAATGGTGCTAAGAAAAGATACCGTGGACAAGGAAGAAAGTGACTTATCAAGCATTACCTAAGTGTTTGCACGTAAAAGATAGCCCTGTCGCTGGACAGGGTTTATTTGCCACTGAGGATATACCTGATGATGTTTATCTGGGTATATCACACGTAGTTGTAGACAGCACCATTATGAGAACCCCTTTAGGTGGGTTTGTGAACCATAATGAGGAACCTAACTGCACAAAGGATCTAGAGATGGAAGAGTGGGGACAAATATATCATATGAGAACTCTTAGACCTATTAAGAAGGGTGAAGAGTTGTTTTTAAAGTATACATTCTATAAGGTAAGTTAAAAGTCGCTAAATAAAGTCACGACCTCGTGTATTAGTGTATGCCGAAGGCTATTGACTTTAAAGACGTATCTATTTCTTTAGGTATCAACCCTGTCACTGAAGACGTTCTTACTACCACAGACGAAATTGCGGTAAAAAGAGCGTTATATAATATTGTGATGACAAGAAAGGGGGAGAGGTTCTTTAAGCCAGATCTCGGTAGTAATGTTGCTGATTTGTTATTTGAACCTCTTGACTCTGCTACTGCGTCTCTTCTAAAGGAGGAGATCGAGTATGTGATCACAAAGTACGAGCCTCGTATTAATCTTCTTCGTTGCGACATATCTGCCAATTACGATAGTAATGGCTTTGATTGTGCAATATCATTTGAGATCATCGGAATTCAATCCGATGTCCAAGTACAGGATGTAGAATTCTTCCTAGAAAGAACCAGATAAATGTCTTACGTTCAAGTTGCCAATTTAGACTTTACAGAGATTAAATCATCTCTGAAAGAGTATCTTCGATCTAATAGTGATTTCACTGATTACGACTTTGAGGGTTCAACTCTTAGTACCCTGTTAGACGTACTCGCTTATAATACGTACTACACGGCGTTTAACGCCAATATGGTAGTAAATGAGGCATTCCTTGAATCAGCGACCCTCAGGGACAATGTGGTGTCTCTGGCTAAGCAAATAGGTTATCTTCCCAAGTCTTCAGTATCTCCCACAGCAGTTTTAAACATCGATGCTGATTTTAGTACGCAGAATAATATTCCAGCAATCGTTAAGATGCCTAGAGGGTCACAATACCTTACTAGGATCAATGGAACTACATATTCATTCATTACAGCCAAAGATTATGTGGTTGGATTGAATAGTCAGTCCGTAGCAAAATTTGAAGGTGTTGAAATTAAGGAGGGAAACTATGTTATTGAAACATTTACATTTAATGCTGCCATTCCTCAAAGGTTTATCCTACAAAACGCAGGAATCGACACCAGCACTCTCAAGGTTACTGTTAGACCAACATTTAATAGTACTAGTGTGGTTGAGTATCGTCTAGCTGATAACATTATTGGGTTTGATGGTACATCACAGATCTTTTTCTTACAGGAAGGTGAAGATGAGCGTTATGAGATCATCTTTGGAGATGGTACCCTAGGTAAGAAACTAGATACTAACAATTATATCGAAGTTTCATATATCACCACTAATGGTGCTGCTGCAAACGCTGCTAGAGTCTTCTCTTACGGTGCTGTATTGGAGGATCAGGTAGGTGGGAATGATTATGCACCTACGATTACTTTAACAACTACTACAGCAGCGTCTGGAGGTGAATCCCTTGAAACGGTTGACTCAATTAAGCGTAATGCTCCGAAATTTTTCAACACACAAAATAGAGCAGTTACCGCAGATGACTACGAATCCATTATCCGTCGTATTTTCCCTGCGATTGCTGACATCGTTTGTTATGGTGGAGAAGATGCTAGCCCTCCAGAATACGGAAAGGTTAAAATCGTCGTAAAGCCTAGCTACGCTACTAAATTAAGTGCGTACACTAAGAATTTGATTGCTACAGACCTTAAAAAGTATGCTGTGGTATCAGTTACCCCTGAAATCGTTGATCCTTCTATTACATACGTTGAATTAAACTCAAACATCTTCTATAACAAGTCTAAAACGACTTTGAATGAGTCTGAGTTGAAAGCAGCAGTAATTAATTCGTTAACTACCTACAGAGGTACCTCAGATCTTGAGAAATTCAATGGTAGGTTTAAATATAGTCGTATCGTTGGTATTATTGATGCTACCGATGAATCGATTACATCTAATGAAACAGAAATCAAACTAAGGAAGGATTTCATTCCTGTATTGAACACTGTTACTCAATATGAGATTTGTTATCAGAACGTAGTTAAGAGTGGATGCTCAAATCCTTCTGTACAGAGCAGTGGCTTTGTAGTAGCTGGGTATCCAAGTGATATCGTCTACTTAGCAGACGATCAAAAAGGTAATGTTTACCTATACAAGATCGATCCTACAACACAAAGTCGATTTGTCCTCAATGCACAGCAAGGAACCATCGATTATAGTAAAGGAGAGGTAATGTTGAATCGGTTAAATATAATCAAAGGAACTTATGATGATGGAAGGATTGAACTTCGTGTCAGTCCAACAAACAAAGATATATACGCATATCGGGAAGCATATCTAAGTCTTGATTTGCAATCTAGCGTATTCCTGATCACCCAAGAAGCACTTATCTGATAAATGGCAGGTCCAAGTCTAGCAGCACTGATTGAAAGTCAGTTACCTGATTTTGTTGTCGAGGATTATCCCCTCGTTACGAATTTCCTGTCCAAATATTATGAAGCATTATCAATAAGTGAAGGACCACAGGATATTCTTAACAATTTCGAGAGATATCTTGACGTAGATACATTCTCACCTGAGATTCTTGTTAAGACAGCAAGTTTAGATATAGAAATACCTCTAGGTACTGATAATATTCATATTACAGTCGATTCGACTGATGGATTCCCTGATAGTAACGGGATGATAATGATTGATCAGGAAATCTTCCTGTATGAATCTAAAACAGACACACAATTCACTAATTGTGTCCGTGGCTATAGTGCAAAGACCAAAGTTGGTGACTTATACGAACCAATCAACTTTGTAGAGTCAGTTGCTGCTGTTCATAAGCAGTTTGCAGTTGTCAACAACCTAAGCAACCTTCTACTGGCTGCTTTAATCAAGAATTACGAAGAACAGTATACTAGCGGTTTCCCATATCCTTATCTTAGAGACACAACAAACAAGAACCTCTTAGTTAAGAGGATAAAGGACTTCTATAACGTCAAAGGTACACCACAGTCACTGGAGTTCATCTTCCAGATGCTGTTTAGTGTCAAACCTGACATCATCTATCCAAAAGAGAATGTTTATAAGGCATCTGAGTCTGGATGGAACAATAAAGAGTTATTAGTATGTGAAGTTATATCTGGAGACATTAGAAAGATCGTTGGTAATGAGGTTATTCAATCTCCTGATCCATATAACCCCGAACTGACTGCTGCAACTGCTATTATTGACAATATAGTCGGTGAACCTTATCAAGGTAGTCTACAGTACACTTTAACTATCTCACCTGGTAGTAAAGAGGGTGTATTTGCTATTGCACGTCGTACATTCTTAATGAATGACATTTCTGCCAATGCAGGTCTTGGAGATCGCATCGATGTGTTCTCTACTATTGGATTTCCAGAGAAAGATGGTCGTGTAGTCATTGGTACTGAAGAAATTACATATAGTAGTAAGACTGCGACTCAATTTGTCATCAAAGAGAGGGATGCAGTCAATTCTGACAACAAACAACTCTATAACCACGAGAAAGGTGTAAGAGCATTTACAAAAAACAACCTTTCAGGTTTTTATACTGAAAATGGAGTCCGTAATGAAATAGAACTTCGTATCTATGGTCTTGTATCAGGATTAACCTCTGAAGGTATCGAACCAGAGGCAAGTTCTGGTCTAGAGTACGATGAAACCGCAGACAACTACTTTGATGTAGCTAGTGGTGGTATTCCTTATGTCTCATTCAACAATATGGTTGAATTTAAGGCATCTGGATTCCAAGATGACCTTCCATTGTCAAATGAGTGGATTGTCAATCAAAACTTTAGTAAGTTATCAGGTTCTGACCCTAGTAACGTAGGAACTAACAATATTAAGGATAAAATTCTTTCAGATGTCTCTGCAATCTATAGAGATACTGATAATTACTATATTGCGTCTTCTGGATTCCCATCTTATGCTATAGGACCATTTGACAACATAAAAGTACCTGAAGATCAAGAGCATTTAAAGATTCTTCCTAGAGAACCAGTAAATGCAAGCACAAAAGAATTAACAACCTCAGAAGAGGTTGGTGTAATGGTTAATGGAGTTCCATTATACAATTACAAGTCATCAAGAGGTCTAGATTTCGGTTTACTCGAAAAAATCGAGATTACAGACAGAGGAAGGAATTATAGCGTACCTCCAAAGGTTATTGTTGAAGGAAATGCCACAGCAGAAGCACAGATTAATGGAATTGGAGAAGTCATAGCTGTAAACGTCACAAATCAAGGTTCTGGATACACAACTGCTCCTACAGTTGAATTTACCTCTGGAACTGGTGGAGAATTTACTGTTTTGATTCAGCAAGGTCAAATTGCGAACATTTATCTTTCTGTAAACCAAAATGCTGAAGTTATAGACGCTGGAACCGATTACACGGAACCACCTGATGTTTTTATCTACGATGCGAGTGGAAAAGGTAGAGGTGCGTTCTATACTTGCCAAATAGACACTGTAACAGGTAAGATCACTGGATTCACTCAACAATCTGGTGGATTTGACTATGAGGAAGGTTCTACAACTATTACACTAGTACCTAAGTCTAGAACTGCTTCAGCAACTGCTGTTTTGACTAGATGGCAGTATAACAGGTACTTAGAGATGTCTGTTGACAATGGTAATGCTGGTGGTATCGTAGAAATTGCAAATGACCCTAATTATGGTTATTCATATGGTCATATCATTGCTCCTACCTCTTTAAAGATTTTAAGACAGGATAATGTTGATGGTCAGGGTAACCCACTCTCTAATAACAGTCATTCTCCAATATTAGGTTGGGCGTATGACGGAAATCCGATATATGGTAGTTTTGGCTATGAAGATCCATATCAAGATGTTACTGCTGCGAATCCTACTATTAAAAGGATGGAATCCAGCTGGAGACTTAAAGCATCAAGAGGATCTAATGCTCCAGACACAAATACTTACTCATTAGGTCGTTTTACTAATGATTTCGAGTTTATCGAAAGATTAGGAACACTAGATTCTAATAATGGTCGTTTTTGCACTACACCCGAATTTCCAAACGGTGTATACGCTTATTTCTTAACTACAGACGATAGTGAGTCTCCTACGTTCCCATATTCGATCGGAGAGGCATTTTACAATGTTCCTGTTGAAGAAAACTGGAAAACTAAGTCTAAACAAAAATATTTGCCAGATGGAGTCCGTAGAAGAACTGTAAACGCTACAGCAGACACTGGAGAGCTCTTAACGTCTAGAGTTAGTGGAATTGAGTATGGACCGATCACAGATATCGAAGTTCATCAGTCTTCCTTCAATTTCACGAATGAAGACGTTCTATATGTTGATAATTCCATTAATGACAATGGAGATGGATTATTTGCTGCTGTAGACCAAATTCAAGGTCAGCAAGTTGCATCTTTGTCTTGTAACACTCCAAAGAACAATTATTTCACTTGTGACAGGAATGTTTACTTAAATCACAATTCTCAACTAACTCAGAACAATACTGGTGCTATAGCTACAGTAATTGGTCTAATTGAAGAGACATCACAGTTTGTTGTAAAAAATGTTACAGGTACATTCAATCTTACTGATACAGTTGATTCTACAACTGAGATTTACAATATCACCTTTGATAACACTGTATTAGCAGCAGTTGGTGATAATGTCGTATTCACTGAACAATCTGGTGGTGTAGCACACGAAGTAGCTATTGGTAAGGTTTTACGTAATGTTGTAGACAAGAATACTGTTATTGTCGAATTACAGGTTGCTAACCCCAATAAACTCACTACAGTAGACGATGATGGTAATACAGTTACTATACCAAGCACATCATACGCTGAATTGGGATTCTTTGCAGTTGGTAATGGTTGTCAAGTCAATACTAGTGCTGCAACCATCGTTAACGTTAGATCTCTATCTAAAGGATTTAAACTTCTAGAAGTTGAAGACAATATTGCAGTTTTAAAGACAGATAACGTCAGACACGGTTTAGCAGTCGGTGATGATGTCATTGTTACGGTTCAACCTGATTCTACTATCTCTACTCAGAAGTATTATGTTGAGACTAAGAAGTATCATACTGTACAATTAAACGAACCTTCAAAAGTCAGTCAGATCAATGGATCTGGGATAGCTAGAGTTAGCATTATCAATGCTGGTAGTGGATTTACTCCTAGTACAACCTTTAATGGACTTAATGTTACCAATCAATCTGGTACAGGATCTGCTGGAACCCTTACTGTTACTACTGATGCTGGTGGACACGTTGTTAGTGCTCAGATCATTACTAAAGGAGATGGATACGAGTATGGTAATATAGTAACTATACAATCTAGTCTTCTAGGTGGTAATGTCAATAGTCAAGAGGCTACATTCTTTGTAGATGCTGCTGGTTGTGCCAAAACTGATACCATCATAACAGTAACCAGTGGTTCTGGCTACTCTAGAGATGATGTTATTAGAATCACTGATGAAGAGTGTCAGATCACTAATGTTACAGGTAATTTCCTAACTGTTATACGTGGTGTTAATGGAACTGAAGCAGAAGATCATATTGAAGGTGTTGATGTCGAACTTATAACAAATATTTACAGATTCACTAAGGATTCCAATGTATCATTCAGTGGAAACAATGCTTGGATTGATTCATATGATTCTGAGACTCATAAGTTAATTGTTTATTACTTAAATGAAGGAGACACAACAATTGACACTAATTCCACCTTCTTAGATGGTAGTACACCTAATAAACAGGTTTCTATAGCAAGTGTCGAACCTACTTCCTTAAGATTTAGATTTAGGAAGGATGGACTAACAGAATGGAATAGAAATATCAGTATTGAGTGTCAAAAGACTTATCGTTATCTTTTTGATACTTCTGATCCATCATTAGTCAATAGAAATCTTAAATTCTACGAAAACGTCTATAGAACTACTGAACTAGTACAAGCGTACCAGTCAACTGTAAAACCTGGTAATACTGGGTCATTTAGTACGTTCCAACTTGGATATGGTATACCAGTAGACGGTACTACTTGGAAGAGTACACCTGTACTAGACATTCCTACCAAAATTTACTATGGAGAGGTATCTGCGAAGATAGATGCTGAAGATCAGTTCTTTACTCTTGTAGAAGACCCATTTGCAGGTAAGCACGCTGTATTCTATGGCTATGAGTACGAATTTGCTTATAGGTTAAAGCAGACTCCTCAAAATGAAGGATTTACAAATGTTCAATATTATACCGACTCTCTATACGCTGTAGGAGCGATTAAGAGGGTTAAAGTCATCAGTGGTGGTAAAAACTATACGATGCCACCTCAAGTGCCTGGTGTCTTCTTAAACAAGCGTTTTAGAGGTGCATTTACTGTTAATCTTACTGAAGGACGTATTACATCAGTTACAGTTACAGATACTGGATTAAATTACTCTAAACCCATTGTATTGCTTGAAAATAGGGGTGATGGAGCAAATGCTAAGTTTACAATCGAATTAAGGGCAGATGGATCGGTTTCTCGTATTATTCCGATTGATGAAGGAGTTAATTACGCAGATACGACTACTTTACGACTTTATGAGTCAGATACTAAGTTATTTGCTCAAGGAACTGATATTGGTAAGTTGGCAACCCTAGAAATCATATCTTCGGGTAAAGACTTCAATAATGACCCAACTTTAGCACCTCAAGTCAATCCACCCATTGTTATGACTCTAAGAGATATGCCCGACAAGGCATTCTTGAATGGAGAGCTAATAACGCAAAGAAACTTAGCTGGAGATATGATTGCTTCTGGTAGAGTTGATTACTGGGTTGATGGAATGAATATTCTTCGTTTGAAGGGTATCTACGGAAAATTCGATTCTAGGTATCAAATCTACGGTGAGACACTTCGTGCTACTGCAAGTATCCAAGTTATCTACGTAGCTAACATAACTCCGCAAATTGGACCTACAAGTACTTCAGTTGGTTCATATTCGAGTGATAGAAGTAAATTAAGTGCTGTTTCACAGAAAGTCCAAGATGGAGTCTATTATCAAGATTATTCTTACGTAGTTAAGTCTACAGTCTCTATTAACGATTGGAGAGACTTTGTTAAGCGTTTTACCCATCCAGCTGGATTTAACCTCTTTGGAGAAGTCTTAATTGAGTCTCAAGGTGATGGAACACAACCAGAGACCATAGACACTCCTCAAAGTGGCACAAAGGACAATGGATACGGTGCGGTGATGAGTATCATCGAACCTGGCGTTTTAGGTGTTACTTGTGCTCATAAGTCGAGAAGAATCACTCAATCTCACGTTAGAGTCGATTCTATGTCGAAACAACGTGGTACAGGAACTATTAACTATAGTGAACAGAATAACGTTGAAATTGAAGTATTTGACCTAGCAATCTCACCAGCCTTCGATGGTGCTGTTCAAGCAGATGGTACAATCACTGGTACGACTCAATTTACATTATTCAAGAAAGATATCAATGAGGTGCTTGTTCCGTTCAGAGCAACTCAATTAGTCGTTACATTGGACGGTGTTCTTCAGGATCCTGATACTGCGTATACAGTTGCTGGATCTACCATTACATTCGCTTCTGCACCATTAGGACCATATACTGATCCTAGTACTGGTATATTTGTACCAGGCGTGACTTTCTACGGAAAGTCGATGAAATTCCAAGATGATGCGAATAATGCCGAATATATGCGAGAAGCGAACAATATCACTTCTCTATTCGATGGTACTACTGTAGAATTCGATTTAGGCATTCCTATTGTAGATGGAGACCATTTATACGTTTCTTTAGATGGTGTTATCCAGGAACCCGATGTTGCCTTTACTTTAACAACTAATCCTGGAAATGGTAAAATAACCTTTACAGAACCACCTAGACAGGTTGGTAAGATTGTAGAACTTGAAATTGGTGATGCAACCAACTGGCTAGTAAATGACTATGTTGTTGGACAAACTT